TTGTAATTCTGCTGCTTTGTTTTTACCTTCTTGAAGTTTACGTTCTCTTGTTTCTTCGGTGATCTCCTGTTCGCAGGATGGACAGTTTTGATTTTCTTCATAAAATTTTGTGTCTTTAACAACTGATTTAATCTGGGTGTTGAATTGAGCTCTATATTGTAATAGACTCTGTTTTTTATCATGCGCGGTTTTAAGCCCGTCTGAATTTTGTTGAGCATACCTCTCGATGTAATCCGTTGCATCACTATTAGCCATCTGCAGTTGTCTAATTTCCGTGTTTGCCTCATCAATCTGTGTCCTTTTTTGAGCAATCTCTTCTTCATTCATGGCTGTGATATCACGGATATACTTCTTCTGAGAATCAATACGATTCTTAAGTAATTCCATTTGATGATCTTTATCTTTCAATGTCTCTTTCAAAACAGATTGTTTTTCTTTTATAAGTGTATTCATCTTTGAGAATACATTAATATCTAAAAGATCTTCAATAACATCACGACGATGTTGTGCTGGTAGTTGCATGAAAGGAACAAAGCTGCTACTACCAAGCACAACAATCTGATGGAATGATTTATGATTCAGTTTCAGGATATTCTGCTCAAGAATCTTTTGATATTCTTTCGCATGTGAATCCTGATTAAGTAACGAATCATTCTTCCATATTTCAAATATCTGTGGTTTAATACCACGAACAACTTTAAACTGTGATTTACCAACAGTAAACGACACTTCAACCAAACAGTTCTTTTGGTTAATAGTGTTTACCAGTTGTGGCTTATTAATATTTCTATGTGGTTTACCAAACAATGCAAAAGATAAAGCATCGAGCATAGTCGATTTACCTGCACCGTTCTGACCAACAATAAGAGTAGATTTAGTTTTTGTTAAATGTACTTCTGTCCAATTATCACCAGTAGAAAGAAAATTTTTCCACCGGAGGTTATCAAATCGAATCATTCAGTCCTCACTTCATAATGTATAGTATTATATATCACGCAACTTCGAGTGTTTGTGCCTCGGTTAGTAAATTTCTCATAGAAATTTTAATACGTTCTTTGTCAAGTTCAGTATCAACAGCATCAACATAATTATCTAGTAGCTGTCCAGTATCTTCTACTGATATAGATTCATCACCAACATTTTCACCTAAGAACTCATTAAAGTTCTCTGCAATCTTTAGTTCATGTATTGGTCTGTTCTGGATAGCATCAATAAACTTATCAAACATATAAAGATCCGTTTTATTAATAACAATTACCTTAACAAACTTATTATCTAAATGTTCACAATATTGTACATAATCCATATAATCATTCTTTGTATCATCATACAGAATCTTTTCAAATAGAGTATGTGGATTCTGAATAGGGGTAATATCACGACGTTCAGTATCAATAATATGAAATGACTTTGGATCATGTGCATCATTCCAAAAGAATTCCATTTGTGAACCAAGATATAAGATATTATCTTTTTCTGACTTTGTATGAAAATGTCCAGAGATAACCTGTTCAAAACGAGAGAATAGTTTATGATCTAGACCATGATGTGATGGAATACCTTTTATAACATCAAAGCCCTGTAATTCTAAATGACCACCAAGCCAATCAGCCTTACATGTTTTAATAAATTCTAATGATTTCTTTTCATTTTCAGCACAGATCCAAGGTAGTAATGCTAACTTAAATCCATCATAATCCATTACAACTGGATCCATATGAATAGTTACTTCATTCATATAATGACCCAATAGTTCTTTTAGTGCATTTAATTCATTTGTATTTTTATAGAATACATCATGATTACCTGGGATGACATCCATATGCATACCGTATTCACGAAGCTTTGCAAGGAATGTCTTACGATAACGATGTAATGATTTGAAGTTAATAAACTTTCTATTATCAAACACATCACCAAGATGTACTATACGTTTAATACCTAAATTAAGTAAAGCTGGAAAGAATTCCTCATTATAAAATTTCTCTGCATTTTCATGGAAAATATCAGAGGAGTTACGAATACCTGCGTGCGTATCGTTTAAAACTGCAATTTGCATTAAGATAAAATCTCCGTAAGATCAGAGTCAGTAGAAGAAGTTCTAGCTCTTTTCTTTTTCTTCTTTTCCTCTTTTTCAATATTATCATAGTAAGCATCACGATCTTTTACCTGATCAATCTTCACACGTAACGAATCAACATACTGATGTGCTGCAGCAAGTGATGCCTCATCAACATTATCAGATATAGCAAAGTCCTCAAATGGTGATTGACTAATATATTTCATTTTAATATCTTGCTGACGTTTTTCTTTTTCAATACGTCGTAAGAATGCATACCATGATATCTGTGTAAAATATGCAAAGGCATTTGGTGCACCAGTTCGAGTAGATGCATGAATATTATAATTCTTAATAGCTTTCAAACAGTTTTCAACTGCATCCATAACCATTTCATCACGATATGTATATCGAATAAAGTTTGCTTTATGTGATAATCCCTCTGCAATCTTCATAAAACACATTGCAATATAGTCTGGTACTTTTGGAATTGTTGAACCGGAATCTTCTGCTTCATTAACTGATTTTACATAATCAACTACAGCCCATGAAAATTCTTTATTATTTACGTAATGGGGTTTTTCAGATGGTTTCATTTCTGCTCACCTATTTAATATAATATATTATATCGTAATAAAAAAGTTTTGTAAACCCTTATTTTTATTAATTTGGGGATTTACAGGTTATAAAAAATTCGGTATAATAAGATGTCAATCTTCGGCAGGGATAGAGTACTAGTGATACCTTGGCTTAAATTTGATAACATTCGGGTTATCTGAATCTTCCATATCATCGTCCAACTCATCTAGAAGTTTAATATTCTTAGTCATACCTATATGATCTTTATACTGTTTCAATAAATCTGCATGTGGGGTTGCAATTGCTGTTATATTATTACCATTTAATACTAAGAGTTGATCTTGTTGATATACCATAAATGGTCGAAAGATATAATATCTTATTGCTTCCTCTATATCTTCATGATATCCTAATTCTGCTGCATTTCGGATAATTATTGTTTCATCATCCTTATTATTATCATCAGGCCAGGCAACAATTTCACAAATCAGTTCTTCCCCACTAATTAGTTTCATCTGTTTGTAACTCATATTTCTACCTCAAATATTTTATAGGGAAATTCTTCTTTTACGTACATACGAATCCTTTCAGCGGAATGTTCTAACGTGTAGTTTTTTCTGAGTCTCCAGTGGAGGTCGTCAGCGATATCGTATAAAATCGTATCACGTTCATTATCGCTTTTCCTAAGTCCTCTACCAATGGACTGTAAAACACGGATTTGTGATTTGGAAGGTGACGCGAAGATGATGTTGTGTAAGTTCCGTATATTAATACCAGTACTAAAAGTTCCAAGGCTAGCCACGATAATAGCATCTTTTTGTGTCTCCACTATTTTTCTGATTGCTTCACGATCGGAGGTTTCTGTTTCCCCTGATACAAAGAATACTTTTCTTCTTTCATGGGCTTTATCTCTAATAAGTTCGAATAAAGGTTTTCCATGTTTTTCAACATACTGGAAGAGAACAAGTGTATTACCATCAAGATCAAGAGCGAGATTACGAATAAAATTATTACGTGGTTCATACTTAACAATATAATCTACCTCTTCTTGATATGTTCTCTTACCCCAATCTTTTCTAATTTGTTCAGAGTATTTAAGTAATAGAACATTAATTTTAAGCTTAGCAAGAGTATCTTCATCCTGTAGCTTTTTTGTTGTTGTCACATTATATATCTTACCAAATAACCCCTGTAATACAAGTTCATGTGTTTGTGAACCATCTAATGTACCAGTTGTACCGAATCTATATTCTGCTTCTGTACATTTATTCATTAGAGTTGTTAATGATTTAGATTTGAATCCATGACATTCATCACCAATAACCATACCGAATTGTTGGAACCAATCAGGTTGTAATTTATAAATTGATTGCCATGTTGATATAACAATACGTTTATCTGTATCTTTATCCCTACCTGAATAGATTCTATGACAATCTTCATTATTACCATAATCACCAAAGTCATTATACATCTGTTCAACAAGAGAGGTTGTTGGTACTACAATCAAAGCTTTTTGGTCTTCATCAATCATATCAAGATAATAACGTACAAGACCGTAGATAATAAGAGATTTACCAGAACCTGTAGGAGAGATTAGAATCCCACGTTTTTTATATAATGCATGACAGAATGCATCAAACTGATAATCACGTATTTGTATAGGACTACCACGAGATTGAAGATTTAAGTCCTTAATATACCGATACATATCATCAGGACTAATAGAATTAAGTGTATCAGGTAAACCATAATAATCATCAAGTATAGGCTCGATTGTATAATTTCTTGGTTTAGCAAATTCTTGTAGGAAAGGATATAAACCTACTGGTAAAGTCATTTGCATACTATTAAACAAACGTATCTTACCATCCCATACTCTATTCTTATATGCAGGCATAAACTTATAACCCGGCACAAAGAACGAGAAGAAATCACTTAATTCATTTGCAATACCATAATCACAACCGATTTGTAGCATTGAATGATTTTTCATTTTTACTTTTATATTTTCCATCTTGTGTATCTATAACGTATAAATAGAGGTATAATATTGGAGAACATATATGTCTTTTGATAGAACTATTCAATACGTCGGTAGAAGCGATTTAGTAGGTTATGAGAATCAAACGTCCGGTGAAGACTTTTTTAATAATTTAGTTTTTAACGGTATGACTGCAGATTCTATAGGTGAAGCCGTAGCAGCACATGATGAAACTGGTATATGGTCTACATATGGATCTAGTATTCTTTCAACATGGAAAAATATAGAAATTTTATCTTTTGATGAAGATTCACAAACAGTAACTGTAGTTTTCCCTTTTGAAAATGAAGAAACCATGCTTAAGTGGGATGAAATGTATATTACCCTTGATTGGACAAGTCCCGAATTTAAGGACTTTGATTTAACCTATGGTTATGTAGAACGTAAATACCTAACTGGTCATAAGACAATATACTTGGATTAATCACCTGCTTCAAACATACGCCAACGAATCATATTACCAATTGTTTGATGTCTCCATTTAATATTATCAACAATTTCTGTTAAGGTCTCTGTAATAGTTTTCCAGTACTGTACCTTTTCTTCTGACTTTTGTATATCTACGTCTGCATCATAATAATAATCCATTTCACCTTTTAAGATTTTTAATCCCTTAAACGGATCAAATTCCCAACCTTTTTCTTCTATTTCTTCTTTACTTAACTTACCATTATAATAAAGCCATTTATCTTTCAGTAAAGTCTTTTGCTGCATCTCTACTCGTTTTACCTGTAGTTTTGCCTGTGTTAACAGACTAAGATATTTTGAATGTAACTGAGGAGTCTGTCGAGATGATTCATCAAGTGGATTTGAGATTTTACAATCTTGTTCCCACATTTCTAATATATTTTCAAGGTTCATTTATCTCTCATAATTAAAGTCAAAGTTAGTGGATATGATTGTCTTACGTTTATCAGTATCTATAAATGGTGAACGATGTGGTAAAAAAGCTGGAAAAAAGACAACATCACCTTCTGATGCCTCTAATCTACCAAAGTGTAGAAATTCTGTTGCATAGTTCTCTTCTGGTAACTCAACAAAGTATATACATCCAAAGTGTGCTCTTGGATGTGTATGCCAACCAAACTCAGAACCTATAGGATATTGTTGGAACCATAATTTCGGATATCGAAATAACTTACAATTAAAATCTGCAGCAAGTTGTTCTGCAAATGGTATTATAACACTATATGCAGCTTCTTTATATAATCTTTTTCTTTGATCCGTACTAGGAAAATCATACCAATATCCTTGTTTATTCAATTGGATATTATGTATTTTCTTTTCTTGCTCAATCAAGTCAAGGATAAGATCCTTATTTCTTTTCGCTACTTCTGGATCTTGTTGATAATGATAAATGTGGTTTTCAATCATAATATAATTATATCATATTTTTACGATACTGTAAACGTTGTATATCTAAAAGTAACAGGTAAAGTGATATATTGAACATCACCAATTGTAGAACTGAATTCTACATTACCAAGTGTGGACGGAAATGCATCTTTATATGTAATAGTACGTACAACGTTATTATGACTATTAAGTACTAATACAGAAATATCATATAAAGATTTATCACCTTCTCTGTATATACCTGTTGAGTTTTGATCTAACGGATTCTCAACAAAACTTCTTAACCAATCAAACATTTCCATATACAATGTCATATTCTCATCAAGAATAGCTGTAACTTGAAGTTCCTCATAAAAGATCTTATCACCAGGAATATACGCATTTGAAAAACGAAATGGTGCTTCACTTGGTGTTACAATAACACTTGGATGTGATACTGTCTGTGCGAAAAATTCTAAATTTGGAAAACGTTGTCTATTAACAACTACACGGAAACCAGTAGGTGCTAAAAAGTTTGTGTTTTCTAAAGTGTTTACGGTAACTGCCATATCAATACTCCTTACGTGTATTTATACATATTATTAACATAACAGATAAAGGTATAAAGAATGATGCAGAAAAGAACAGAGCTTAAACCGTCTTGGATCGATTATATTGTTCTAGCAGAACAAATGATTAAAAGAGGTGAAGTTAAAAAAGATACCAATTTAGAAGCTTTAGCAAATAAGCTTAAAAAAAAGGACCAGGAAAAAGATCCTGGTCCAGTTTGATC